GTGTTGGCGGCAAGTGTCCAGAGATTGAACACACCCCCGCCTATCTCATTGATAACAAAGATACTTCAGCTTATCCTGCTCTGTCTTCAACCCATGGCACGGTCTGCACATTGATACTAGGTTCTCATTATCATGAGTACCACCTGCTGCCAGTGGCATGAAGTGGTCAACTAGTTCGGCTAGTACCACGTGGCCCGCTTCCTTACACCACTCGCAGAGCGGGTCACGTGCCCGCTTGATCGCCCGTATCTTCTGCCATCGTCCGTCATACCCACGCGCTGTAGCGTGTGGCCTATGGTCTATCCGCGGCTGCCGTTGGGGGCAGGCGCCGGCGTGGGCCTCTCGGCATCGGGAGCACCAGCGGGGCGGTGAGGTTGGCATAAGCGAACGAACGCCCTTACGATCTCCTCGGCATTTTTTGCGACGGCCTCTTGAATCAAGCCACGAATGGGAAGCATCAAAGCATTCTCGATAGCGTGCATGTCGTTCACGCTGACGCCGTAATACTTCGCCACCATGCGAACACGTGCCTCATGGTCCTTCTGCTTCGCGTAGTCAGTGCCGTCGATCAGGCTTTGCGCGTAACGCTCGACTTCGTCTTCCATCACAGACCAGCCATCAGCGAAGAGCGGTGGGTGTAGGTATTCGGAAGCACCTTAACCACAGTAGCTCGCGCCGTTATCCGCGTGGCGATCTCGTTTGGTTCAGCCAGCAAAAACACCCGCGTTACCGCTTTATCTTTGCGGCGCTGGATCAGCCGCGCCACGCGGCCGGCGGTTTTGAGGATGCGCAAGGTTGCAAGGCTGATTGCACGCCGCTTACCGCTTGCGTTTTCACAAATCACAGTCGGTCCGGCCAGTTTCAAGGTGTCCAAGCGCATCTCCTCGATTGGGAGCCCGTAAGGGCTGGCGACGTTTACCGCCAGTTCAAACCCCGTCGGAGGTTAAGCAAACAGCTATGCTCAATTTCAGATCCTACAAGAAGTTTTCCGCAAAGTCAACGGAAAGTTTTATGTTTTTTCAGCGCTCCTTGAACGCGCAATAATTCCCACACCGCCGCTTGGTCGGCCGATACTTGCGCGAGACAGCGCTGGAGTAGCGTATTCTGGCGTTGTAAATCCTCTATTTCCATGCGCATAAGCGCCATTAATTGCAATTGCTCGGGTGTCATAGCGTGCCCCCAGCGCAGCGACATTTCCCGCTGAAGTGGTACGGCTGCTTGAGCTGGTTGCCCTGCTCGTCCACCATGCCCTGCACTCGCACCCACTTCGTGACGCGGATTTCTCCACCTGCGCATCGTGCCAGGTGGTGGATCTTTTCAAGCCCGCGCGAGTTGGGATCGTAGTCCCAATACGTGAGCCCAGGCACCTCGCGCCCGCACCCTCCTGTGCTTGCCCTAGGCGCTTCGCTGACCGGCTGCCCATGCTTCGCCTCGTTCAGCGCGTCCGCGATGTCTTGCGGCCCCGTTGGAAGCGATTTGCGGCCCAGTATGAGATCCACCGCCGCCCGAGCGTGCGTTGCATCGTCGGAATGACTGGCGAGCACGTCAATGAGCGAGGTGAACGTCTCCGGCGCCATGAATCCAAACCCCTGGAGATTCGACATGCGGTTGAGCTGGGCGGTGGCTGTGCCGCGATTACAAGGCATCGTCCACCTCCAGCCCGGCTTTCAAGTCCACCGGCCCAAATCGCCGCGGCGCCCGTGGGGCTGGTGGCGCTTGCGAGTACGTGCCGTCCCGCGTCCACCATTGCGCCTGCTTCGTCCGCAGGTCCGGGTTTGCGTCGTATGCCGCCCGCCACTTGCGGACGCTGGCGGTGAAGCTCAGGCAGAAGCCCGCCGGGTTGCCCTCGAAGCTGGCCGACTTCTGGAACTCGCTGCGCATGGCCGAAGCTGTGAGCCCGACATCGCCGCCAGCCGGCAAGTGCTCACATGCAAACTTCGCCGCGGTCTGGAAAAGCTCGTCTGGTTCGGGGCCGTTGTCGTCGATGCGGAGTTGCTGCGGCGGGGGCGGGGCGGGCGTCAGCGCGCCATTCCCCCTTCCCCCTTCCACATTCAACATTCCACATTCAACATTCATACCGGGAGACCCCCCTATCATAGAGGCAAATCCTGGGGAACTTTGGGGAAATCGTCTATGATCGGCCAATGATAGAGGCAAATCCTGGGGAACTTTGGGGAAATCGTCTATCATTGACGTATCATTGGCCGATGATAGGCCCAAATCCTGGGGAATCCTGGGGAATCCTGGGGAACTTTGGGGAATCGGCCTATCATTGACGTATGATAGAGGCAAATCCTGGGGAATCCTGGGATTTTGCTCTATCATTGGCCTATCATTGATTTGGCCTGATGGAGGCGGGTACTCGCTTTCCGGGTCCTTATAATGCGGCCGCTGGTGCTTCAGGAAGTTTACGCACTGGATTACCTCGACAGAACCGACCGGATAAAGGACGATCAGCCCGGCGTCGTGGAGGTCGTGAACCCATTGCGCGACGTCTTCCACGGTCGCCGGATCGAAGCCGAAGGCGTACTTTTTGAGTCGCGTCGGGCGGTACTCCAGGCGGCCTTCTTTGTCTGCCAGCGTCCACATGGCGATCCACAGTAGGCGCTGCGGGTAGCCGACTTTTGCCGGGTCGTCGGACTCGAAGAATCCCGGCTTGATGTTACGGGCGCGTGCCATTATGCGCCGCCTTTCACGGCGTAATCCTTGATGACCGCGTTCGGCCCAGTGCCTCGAATCGTTGGCCCCCACCAAAACATCCCCTTATGCCTGCCAAATAACGGCCTCTCGTTGTAATTCTTGAAATGGCCACGGCAGAGGTGCAGCGCGTGCTTCAACTCTAAAACTCCCATCGCCTTCGTCTCGTTCAAAAGCTTTTTGACTTGGGAAATTTCCAGTGTCTTGAAGGTAGTTAAAGGGCGTCCGTGCCGTTTTTGATGCACTTTGGACAGCTTTTGGTCCGGTCGGTGATCTACGACGACCGTGTTACGGCAGTTCAAAAACGAGATAGCCAGCAGGGCAGGGTACCCCATTGTCATGTAGTCTTGCTGCTGTGCAACAGTAGCTTCAGTTTGCGCGGCGCCGACAGCCGTAAATAGAATCTTTTCTCCGGCACCAGACAGGCTAAATGCCTTACCGGCGCCGTCAACCATCCAACAGGCGTGCATCGAAGGGCCGAGCAATCGCCCATTCTGCTCTAGGAATACCTGCATCATTTGCGCTCGGAACTCCACATCTGGATGCAATGGGTGTCCTTTGCGTGATTCTGACGTCTGAATGGAAATTCCGGTTTTCAACTGCAATCCGCCAGTGTTAAACGGCTTAATATTCCCATTGCTTCTCACTGTTGGCGGAGGCGTGTATTCCATCCAAAGATTGTCATAAGGTGGCAGTAGCGAAGGAAAGTCATGAAATACATCCCACTCCTCTTGGTCTGTTCCTGCGTAAAAATATTCAGCAGTTGGCGTGATCTCAAATACTTGAGCGTCTCGCATGTTGCCCTTCCATATCTGAGCAACTTCCTTTCCGGTGATGTTAGCCGCCGGGTTTCGCGTGTAAAGCGGAGAAAACTCTTCCGCAGACATAACGCGATCAAACAGTCTCTTCCCTATCATTGCTCCCTCTTTCCGGCCGCGTCGGCATAGCGGCCCGTCTACTTCGCCCGCATCAGCCGCTTAAGCACGGCCGCCTGATTCCTACCTGCCCGCCCATCGCTGGGCGTCTGCGACATCACGTAGCGCCGCCCGTTCGGCAGCCGCCACACCTGGTGGTTCTTTTGGCGCACCAGCACGGCGCCGGCGCGCTTGAGTTGTTCGAGGATGGTCATGGGACGGCCCGCCATATCCGGATCGCGGCGCCGCTCGTAATTGAGCCCGGTGGCATCTCATCGGCGTACCGCTTGCATGTGGTCACGTACTCCACAACCCGCGCGTCGTCCGCCCAGGCCCCTCCCGTGGTCAGCGCGTCTTCTGTTGACCGGATGAGCTTGGACAGATCCGGCTTGCGGTCATGCAGCGCCGTCCGCTTGCGGGACTTCGGCCGCGGAAATACGAACACCATCTGGCACCGCACCGGCCCGTCAATCGGCGGACGGCCCGCCATCACTTCCCGCGCAGCCCAAGCCACTGAATCACGCCACGGTGCCACTTTCTTGCTGGATTCGATCATGCGCCCGCCGCCTACGTACCGCTTCGAGCCTTGCGGCCCCGGCACGCCAAGCACGACGAGTTCGACGTCGGGCGGCCTCACCCCTCCACCGCCGCCAAAACCGCCAGCATCACGGCCTCGGACCACTCGCGCGCTTCCCGCATGACCGGATAGCGCGCGTCGTGCTGGTGATGCAAGGTGACCACATATGCACGCTTCTCGGCCTCCCATCGCTGCCAAGTGCTCACGCCGTCCATCTGAATCGCGGCCAGCGCCATCGCCGCGGCGGCAGGATCGCGCGGCCAGTCTGGCACTTCCGATGACTGCATCCACTTCGGCCTGTCGTCAAAGTTCCGCAGCCATAGCCGCCCGCGGAACTCAAATACCTCCCACTCCATCACGCGCTCGGCGATCAGGCGGGATTCAGCTAGGGTCCAGGGGCGGGTCATGGTTGGGCCTCTTGCGTGAGTAGAAACTCTTCCGCAAACCAGTCGCCCATGCCCAACTCTGCCATCGGGTGCCCGTCCGCGATGTACCGCGCCGCCGCTTCGCGCTGTTCGCGCTGGGCGGTGGCGATGGGGTTGTCAGTCGGCTGCATCGAATAGCCCTCCTTGCGCACCGGCGTATGCCTCAGCGCTCTCCAGGTGCTTGATGGCCGTCGTAAAGTAACCCGGCTTCAACTCGATCCCGATGAACTTGCGGCCCTCGTCCAGCGCGGCAAACCCCTCCGAGCCAACACCGGCGAACGGCGATAGCACGACGTCGCCCGGCGAGGACCACAGTTCCAGGCACCGGCGAATCAACCCGAGTTGCAGCGGGCAGATGTGCTTCTCGTCCTTTTCGTCGCGGGCGATGCGGAAGTTCAGCACGTCCGTCTGGTCGATGTCCCACCAAACCGGCTCCGCGTACCGCCGCCAAATCTCCACGCTTGTCCGCCCGTCGCGGCCTTTGCGGGCGTACTTGGACGGGTGCTGGTCAGTCTCGCGCGGATCTTGCGCCGCGTCGCCGATATACCGCTCAAACCCAGTCGGGCGCTCGATCGGCTTCGTGCTGAGATTGTCACCTGGCGGCGTCTTGCGGAATGCCAACACGTAGTCAGCCATTCCCTGCCGGATCTGCGAAGAATCACGCATGACGGTTTTATGGAGGAGCCCGTTGTTATTGGTCCGTTCCCGCTCCGTCACCGGGCACTTCCACACCGTAACGCGGCTATGGAACGTCCACCCGGCGCGCTCCATAGCGGCGATGCACTGGCCTGGAAAGTCCCGCAATCCGCTCGCCCCGTCGCTGTTCCGGTACGTCGGCAAGTCTTTGACGTGCATCACACACAACCGGCCCGTCGTCGTCACGCGAAGCAGTTCCGGCGCGAGGAATCCAAAGTGCGCAAAAAACTCTTCATCGCTTGCGCAGTTGCCCATATCGGCCTCGGAATCCGAGTAGGTGTACAGGCTGGAGAACGGCGGAGAAAACACCGTCAGGTCTACTGACTCGTCGGGTATACCCTTGATGACTTCGCAGCAGTCGCCGTTGTAGAGCGCCCAGTTGCGGCCGTGCCGCTCGTCTAAAATCACGTTCATTAGATCCACCTCGGAAGATTCATTTGCTTTGTGCCGACGGCCGATGCAAGCTGGCGCCGCCCGGTACCGTTTTGAATTGCCGCCATTGCATGAACCATGGCCGCTTTCATTTCTTCGTGCTTTTTCTGCTTTTCGCGGATCGTCTTCAGCACAGGCCCCTCGGTTTCCGCGATGACCATGTAGGCGTCAACCGGGCGAGTTTGACCAAAGCGCCACGACCGGCGAACCGCCTGATAGAACTGTTCGTATGAGTAGGATAGCCCGCAAAAGATGTGTTTATTGCAGTGCTGCCAGTTCATGCCAAAGCCGGCGATTGACGGCTTCGTGACAATGCGCCGGAACGCGCCGTCGGTGAAGCCGAGTAACTTTTCTTCCTTCGCCTCTGTGCGCTCATCGCCGCGTACTTCGATGGCTCCGTCGATCACGCGCATCAGTTCGTCGGCCTCGTAGTTGGTGTTGCACCAGATACACCACGGCTCTTTCGAGTCGCCGATGATATCGGCAACGCGAGCCGCCCGCGCCGGCGCCGTCAGCCGCATCTCCCGATGCAGTCCCGTCGCCGATACGTCCGCCACCCGGAACAGTTGGCCGTTGGCGTTGATGGATTGATCGACGGAGACGATCTCCTCGTGAATGTTCAGCGCTGGCATCACCCATCCGTCATCGGAAAACCCAAGGTCTGACGGTTTTTCCATGCACACCGACCACGACGCCACCCAGCGCCAGTAGTCCGCCTCTGCGTGTCCTTTCAGCCGGTAGCCGCCCGCCTTCATGGTGTCGTTCAGAAACCACCGCATCAGCATCTGGCCGCCGCTCATGATGTCGAGGAACTCCGAGTGGTTGCCGAGTTCCATGTGGTCATTAGGTGACGGCGTGGCCGAGCAACACAGCTTATATTGCGTGCTCGCAAACGAGTCTTGGAGGAGTCGCCGGGTCGCCCCCGTGAAATTCTTCAAAATGCTAGACTCGTCCAAAACGATAGCGTCGAAGTGGCCCGCGTCGAAGTGTTTCAGCATGTCGTAGTTGGCGACATTGACGCCGCGCCGCACGTCCTTCTGACTTCGGCACTGCGTGATCTCAACGCCAAACTTCGCTCCCTCGGCTACGGTTTGAGCGGTCACCGCCAACGGTGCCAGTATCAGCGCGTCACCGCCCGAGTGATGGCAGACCTGCCGCGCCCATTCCGCTTGCATGGCTGTTTTGCCGCTCCCGCACTCCGTGAATAGTGCGAACTTACCAGCGTTCAGCGCCCGCGTGATGCTTTGCTTTTGGAAGCCGAAAAGTTTGCTGTTCAGGTCGAACTCTCCGGAAATGCCGGATGGTTGCGGCTGAACGTGCTTGCCGTTGAGAAACGCCCTGTATCCGCTCATGCCCGCACCCCCACCCGCGGCCGCGCGCACACCGCGTCAATCCACGCCGCCCGCGCCGGGTCATCGTTCGCTCGATCAGCCGCCACCGCTTGCGCCCGCGTCATCGGCGGCGCGTAGACACCGGGTGTATCCGCCGGCCGCTGTTTCGTCCCGGCCTGCCGCCGATTCGCCTGCGCCGACGCACTGCCAGCCGCCGCGCCCTTGGCCTTCTGCCTGGTCGAGCACTTATCGCAGAACTGCGCGTTTTTGCTCCGGTGCGCAATCGACGCCCCGCACGGGCACCGCCGCGCGGCGTTCGCAGCTTCGGCTGTAGCCACCCGGCACGGCTTGCACGCCCCTTGGCGAATGTCGTTGCCGGTGAGGACCGCCGCGCACACCCGGCATGGTTTCGCCGTGCGGGTGCGTGCCGCGGCTTGCTCCGCGCGGCGCTCGACTAATCCGCAGTCGCGGCAGATCGCCCGCCCCGGCTTGTACCGGTCAGACTCCGCCCATAGCGGAGTTTCGCATTTCGGGCATGGGTCGCCCGCTGTCCATCGTGGTCTCATGTTTGCTCCCTTTCGTTTTCAGGCCGTCGGCATTGGCCTGCTTGTTAAAATTTCCAGTCAATCATTTTGGCTTCGGCCGCGGCGATTGCCAGCGCATCGCTCCCGTAATCCTCGTGTAGCCAATTCCCGGCCCAAACGACATACCACCGGTGGCCGTCATAAACGACACTCCAATCAGCGTTGAAACGCCAAGTTTTCGCGTCGCTTCTGCTCCAACCCCACTTCATTCGCTGCCTTCGTTCTTTATCGCGTCCCGCTCATCGGCCTCGCGCTGGGCACCTTCCACCGCCCAGCGCTTCCGTTGCTCACGCGGCGCCAGTGGGTACTCGTCGGCGTAG